TTAGCATCAAATGGAAAAGGGTTTACTCCTTGTTTATTACCATGAATACCAAAAGCATTTACTCCAACTTGGGCTAATGTAGAAGTAGGTAAATAAACCCCTTCACCTTGAACACCTTCTGTAGGACCACCTGCTCCCCATCTTTGACCTAAAGCTGATAAGGATTCTTGTTTGGCAGTAAATATAACTGAGTTAAGACTGTCCTTAGTTCCCCATTTTAATAAACGAGAAACATCTTTGGCTGATCTAGAAAGTGTTAGTGCCCCACCCCTTAATACCCAATCTTTACCACCATTTGTTCCTATCTCTTCGGTTGGAAGATCAAAAGAATTTTGAGGGGTTACTTGAATATAAGGTTCAGGACTACTACCACCACCGGGTCTGTCTTTACCATAACGTAAAGACTTAAGGTCAGTTTTTAAGTCAATTAATGGCATTTAATAATTTTTTATGGCTTACCTGTTCCGTATGGATTTCTATCTCCATATCGATTACGGCCACCACTATTGTTGTTACCTGATCCAGTAGGTCCATTTCCACCTTTTGGGTCGTATTTAGAACCATTTCTGTTGTACTGGTTTAAATTTGATCTATCGTCTGGCATGTTAAATTAATTTAGATTAAACGTTTATTATAAATATTGTAAATTAAACTCTGCTAGTAGATACAGCTAAACTAGTACCTACTTTTTGTGAATCCATATACACATTAGAATCTTTATTAGCAATTTTTTCTAATAAAGCAATCATTCTATCATCTCCTCCACCTCTATTTATATTAGGGGAAACTGCAATTCCATCACCATCAGCTGTGATAGCAGTTGAATTATAAGCATCAGTAATAGTAAATGGGCCTCTAGATGATGGGGCTATACCATCTTGAACTTTTTGTTCTTTTTGCTTTCTTTGGGATGCAACTACCCCCGCAATAGCTGCTATTGCTCCTACAATAGCAATAGCACCCAAACCTAAAGTTAAGGCAGATGCGGCAGTAATTGATTCTAGTGAAATAATACCTAATTGAACTCCCATTACTGCTAAACTTCCAATAGTTTTAGCTAATGATAAACCTGCTATAAGAGTCATAGCTGTATAAGCTACCCAAGTTTGTTCAGCTAAAAATGCTACTGCATCTAAAATAGGAGCAAAAGTTAAAGCCATATCACCTATGATACTTTGAATTTTAGTCATAGTATCCGCAAATTTTTCTTGAGCGGATTGAGCCATTAATTGTTGGTGGGCTTGTTCTCCGTATTTCTCAATAAATTTATCTTGACCCATACTCATGAGTTCTTGTTGATAAACCATACCTGCTAGTTCATCACGAGACATTCCAAGAGTATCTGCTAATGCTTGTTGTTGAATCCTATTACCTGTAGCAAAAGCTTCAGTAAGAGCTGTGTTATCTTTTATTTCTTCAGCTAAACCCGCTAAATCATTATCTAAAGCTAATTGTCTAGCTTTTTCTAAATTTATTTGTTTGCCAGTTAATAATTCGGCTGTTAATTCAGCTTCAATAGATTGTTCAAAATTTAATAAACTTTCTGCTACTTTATCAACTTCTCCTAAACTTAAACCTAAAGCTCTAGCTTGAGTAGCAGCTTCAGCAAGTAATTCAGGAGACATTTTTAATGATACTACAATAGCCTTTGATGCAGATGAAATATCATTATAAACTTGTTTAAGACTAACAGCTGTTTTATTTTGTTTATTAACAGCATTAACCGTAGCATCAATATTATTTAAAACAGATTCTGTATCTGAGCTCTGCATGCTGGCTAGTAAACTTAATTGGGCTCCTGCTTCTACGGATAAACCCATTTGTTTAGTTAAACCAGTCATAGTGACTAGTGTTTCTCCACTATAATCTAATAAAAGGCCAGTAGTTTCTGTTAAATCTGCAAAACTTTTATTTAATTCTATAGAATTTATATAAGCTTTGTTAGTATTAATAGCTACTATAGCAAACTCAGCTTGTAATCTTCTAGCATTAAAATAACTAATGCCTGTAGCTTTTTGGATATTATTGATGTTTTCACTAGCTTGAAACGCACCTTTAGCTAAAGCTATTATAGCAGCTTCACCAGCTACCATCAATTTTTCCATTCCACCAACTTCATCATTAAGAAGAGCGGCTGCTATTCCAGATTTATCTAAGCTGGTTATATATTCTTTAAAGTTTTTTAATATAGCATCAGTTAAACCCCCTTGAAGAATCATTTCATCATTCAAGTTTTGAATAGCATCTAAAGATTTTAATTGAGCTTCGTATTCTTGTATAGCAGCATCAAGATTTTCATCTTGCTGCATACCATATCTTTCGGCCATAACTTTGCGTTGCATGGCTAATTTAGCCATTTCAGCCTCAATGTTCTTCCTTTTTTTATCGATTTCACTACGTTTTAAAGCTCCTTTTGCAGCTTGAGCTTCCATTGCAGCTAAATCTTTAGCATTTTTTACAGCATTTTTTAGATCAGCTACTAAACCTCTTTTAAAGGTATTAGACATAGTCTCAGCAGCAGTAGCCATACCACCAATAGTATCGGCGGCTTCTTCAAAACCCTCTACTAACTTATCAACAATAGAGGTTACAGCATCATATATTGCTGCTAACTCATCTTTTAAGTCTTGGGCTGCTTTGTTTGGATCTTTATTGTCTGCCATTAGAATACTATATGTAATAAATATTATTTATAGCTGGTTTTTTTAAGGAATTCAGGAGATTTTACTAAACCATCAGTTCCAATAACCTCTTTCATTTTTGAATTTTTACCTTTACTTTTTTCCATTTCTTTCTTTTGGTTATCGTAATGGTCTTTAATTTTTTGGTAAGTAAATTTCCTTAACCAAATAGGCATTTCATAAATTACAGGCCAAGAATATCCCCCTTGCCCGTAAAAACAAATTTCGTGAATTTGAGTTAAAAATCTAACTCTATGTTCTTTAGCTAAACTTGGCGTCAGGCCAAAAAAAGTTAATCCCAATTGGGATATTTGTTGGCTCTGTTCTAGATGAGGGAAAAAAAGTCAGATCTACGTCTGGTTGGATTTGGTTGAGATACTCTCTAAATGCTCGAGCATCTCGCGCTAAAAACGCGGTATCAACGAATTCCCTAATGGTTTTAATATCTCTATCGCCATTAATAGAGGTAATTAAATATTTCAAACGAGTAGTAAGTTCTGGGGAAGCTTCTTTGTTAATTTTTTTAAGTCCTTTTACCTCTTGATCGATTTTTCTTTCATCACCATGGGTTAAAAGTTTAAAAGTAATGTTATTGCCTGAAGCTGGGAGGGTAAATTCAAATTCTGTTTTGCCTCTTTGGTAAATAGATTCATCTAATGGTTTGTTTTCTAGAGTAGAAAGATCAACTACTTCTTCTTGACCATTAAAATTAAATTTATATTCAGCCCCATAACCTAAAATACGAGCAGCTACCATAATAGCATTTTTGTCACCAATTAAAATATCATCAAAATTAAATTTAGTAACAATTACGGATTTTAAAAGTCTATCTAATACAGTACCATCATTAATGTAGTTGGCATTAGTAAGGATATCTTCTTCCTTAGCTGTCATGTATTTAATTTCGATTGTTCCTTCTGCTAGAGGGTGACCTTCAGGATATACTAAACCTTTTGAAGGTAATTCGATTGTTTCTGTGGGTAAATTAAAACTACTCATATATTTTATTAAAACTGTTCTAGTTATAAATATTAATATAAAAAAAGAGCTTGACATAGCCAAGCTCTCCTTTAAAAAATATGTAAAATTTTCTTAGAAGTTTAAGATACAGTAATCAGGTTGAACTTCCATTGTAATTTCAACAGCAGTATCTACAGTATCCCAGTTATAATCACCGAAAGTTGCTGAAGTAATCATAGCTCCTTTGATAATCCATTCTGAAACAATATCACCAACAGGACCAATAACGTTAAATGTTAAGTCTTTCTTATAGAAATCACTATAACCATCACGACCCGTTACTGATTCATGGTGTAAACGAACCCATTCCATTACAGATTGTGCACCTGAAGGGGTGATTGGGTCAA